GTTAATTTAACACTATACAATATATCTCCTGCTACATTTGTTGATGTAATTTTACCCAAATACAACAAGCATGGTCGACTACAAAAACGTGCTATTTCAGTCTCATCTTCAAAACCGTTAACTCTACCCATGGTATCTTCCACTGCATAATCTTGGCATACAGCTAAATTCGTCGCATTAGGATGATCTATAACTTTTTGTAATCTGGGTTGCATAGTTTGCATGGGCATTGTAGCAGCTTTGTGCAATGGAGTACTATAACCTAAATATTCTAATACATTTGATACTAGACCTGAATACTTCTTAATGGGACCTGACACCCATGATAAGCCCACCGCATTTGTAAGAGAAGCAGCAAATTTTCCTCCTTCGCGAGCTACTTCTGAATAAATACCCATTTGCGCTACGTAGTCGTTATAATAGTTAAATCCAGCTAAACGTGGTTCAACACATCTAACAAAAGCCGTAACATATATACTACTAGCTGTTCCTGTAACCATACTCAATGGAGCTGCCACATTTACATATAAAGTTGCAATGTCATCTGACAATCTGCCTATAGTTATCTGATCACTATAGTAAGTATACGGAATTTTAATGGTAATATCTTGTGTACTATTTGCATCTATTTGTTCCCATCTATGTGTAAATGCTACTTTATAATCTAAGTAAGAGGGACTTAGAGATTGCGCCTGAGGAGCCCAAAATGCCACCAATCTTCCATAATGTAAACCGGTGCCATTCACACGCAACGTTATCTCGAAATCTGGCGCCCAAAAAGCAAATCGATTTAATTTTGTTTGAAAATTTGCATTATTATATATTGCGTCAGGCAATACTATACTAAATAAATTCGCACCAACTGTTTGAGCGGCTGTCCAAGCGTACGTCCCTATCAAAATGGGCCTAGTTATAAATGCATCTAAATTCTCTGTTTTGGCAGTTGAAGGCATAACTTCTGGCGTTTGTGTTGGATTCATATCTACAACTGGATTTTCCTCCACAAAAGTCGTTATTGTTTCAACTTCCATTTGTGTTATATACATATCTATTTGTGTTGATTTATTTTCGTGAATTAAACACAATTCTTTATTCAAATTAGATTGCATATCTGTTATTTTCGGGTGTTTTATGGGTACCCAACCCATCTGAGCATATAATATCTGATTGTTTGTAGTTATAAATTCTGGAAGTTCACTACAATTATATTCCAGTTCGAGAGGTTTTTTAAGGATAACGACATCCATTCCGTCTCTTAGCAATGTATCACCATTACTCTCATCTGGCAATAGAAGATCTAAGAAAGCGATTGACGATTTATCATATAACTGATTAACTCTTCGCCAATCCCACACTTCGTGCTCTTTAATTCCAAAACCTTTTTTATTAGCATATCGAACACATTTTATAAAAACGCGCCGATATACTTCAAACATACCTTTTCCATGATTTCTCAAGTAATACAGACTCATATTTATGCGATTCAATTGATCCATCATATTCGTTGGATCACTCCTTGACCAAAA